CCGCTGGGATTCGACTTGGAAGCCTCAAAAGGTCTTGCATTCCTTCAATATTCTCACTGGAACAGGAGATATTTCATCATGGCACGACGCAAACGGCTTGATGAACCCCTGTCCTCGACGCCTCGCAGCTTCGCAACGACCCCAGAACAGCGGGAACAGGAGCTGATAGGCCTGGCAACGGAGCTCGTTGAGCGTCGTTTGCGTGAGGGGACTGCCTCTTCCGCCGAGATCGTCCACTTTCTGAAACTTGGATCATCCAGGGAACGGCTCGAACAGGAGAAGATCCTGGCCGAGACCGAGAAGGCACGTGCCCAGGCCAAGGCGACGCAGGATCTTGAGGACACCAAGCGCCTGATGACCGAAGCGATCGCCGCATTGCGGACGTATCGCGGCGAAACCGATGAGGAGTACTACGATGATGTTGCATGACGGGGCGATTTACGATCTTGCCCATGGTCTGAAGATGATCGAGCCGTTCAACATTTGTCAGCTCCAGCCGGCAAGTTACGACGTGCTCTTGGGATCGACGTTGAAACGCTTCGTGCGGACCGCCGACACCGAGTACGCGCCGCTGTCCATTGACGGTGAGACCATGACCATGGTAGGATGCGATCTGGAGACGGTTGATTCCGAATCGTATATTCTTCATCGTGGGGAGTTTGTACTCGGATCGACTATTGAGACCGTGACCATTCCAAATGATGTCGGTTGCCGGTTCGAAGGGAAGTCCTCCCTCGGTCGCATCGGGCTTCAGACACACATCACCGCCGGATTCGTCGATCCTGGTTTTCATGGTCAGATCACCTTGGAGATCCACAACTGCGGACCATTCCCGATCGTCCTGCATGACGGTATGGCGATCGGTCAGTTGTGCTTCTATGACCTGGATGCCCCATCGATGCGACCATATGGCGACGCCAAACTTAGGTCGCACTATCAGAACCAACACGGACCGACGGAATCTTCGGCGGCGATGCGATGAAATGCTACGATGAGCTTATTCGTCTGCCGTCGTTCGATGATCGGTTCCGCTATCTCAAGTTGACCGGCCAGGTCGGACGACCGACGTTCGGCCATGAGCGATGGATGAACCAGCGGTTCTACCGATCTTCGGAATGGAAGCATATTCGCGATTTCGTGATTGCTCGGGACAATGGATTCGACCTTGGTTGTCCGGATCATCCCATTCCCGGGAAGATCATGATTCATCATATGGTTCCGCTGTCGCCGGAAGCCATCGAGCATAGCGACGAGACCATTCTCGATCCCCGATATTTGATTTCATGTTCGATGACCACCCACAATGCCATCCATTTCGGTGACGAATCGGCTCCTCGAGAACTCGTCGAGCGTCGTCCCAATGATACCTGTCCCTGGAAGGTGTGATCTATGGATTTTCAGAACGTCAGGGTCTCCAGTACGACCGTTGGCGTCGGGGAGTCCATTACCGTGATATTTCAGATTATCGATCCTGGAATTCAGGACGCTAGTCAGCAATTGATCCTCGATCATACCGGTCAGGCAATACAAAGTTCCCAGTTCCTGCTATAAAGAAGGTGACTATGAGCGCTATCAAAGAAGCTTATATTATGTTTAACGGCCAGAAGGTCGTTGCAACATACGATGAAGGCTCGAAGACCTGGACCGCCACGACCAACGCGCCGGCCAACTCGTCATGGTCCCAGCCGGATCATATTTATCCGGTCGAGATTCACGCCGTCGATGCTGCCAACAATCAAGTAACGATGACCAAGGATGATCCCACATATGGGGATCAGCTGAAGATTCGCGTTCTTGAGAAGACCAAGCCGACGGCGACCATCGTGTCCCCGACGCAGTCTTCCGTGCTCGGTTCGAAGGAAGTGGATATTGTCCTCGAGATGGTCGATGCCGGCGGTTCTGGGCTCAACGAGACCACTGTCGTCTTCACCGTCAACTCGCAGGACCACAAGGGCGATCTGGAGTTCGCGGACCACGAGGGCAAGCGTCGTGCTACGTACCACGCTACCGGACTTACCGATGGCGAGAACACGATCACCTTCCAGGTCACCGATAACGATGGTAACGTCTCCAACCTCGCGACGACCACGTTCATCGTCTCTACGGCGGCTCCGTCGCTGAATGTCACCACCCCGACCGAGGGTCTGATCACCAACAGCAACAAGCTCACCGTGTCTGGTTCCACCACTCCGGGTTCTGGTGCTGTCACGATCGCGACTGTCAAGGTCAACAACCAGACCGTCGAACTCAGCGGCGAAGGCTCCACGAAGAACTTCTCGCATGTGATCACGTTGGTCGAAGGCCAGAACACGATCACCATCGTGTCGACCGATTCCATCGGCAAGACCACGACCGTGACGCGTCATGTCACGCTCGATACCAAGGCTCCGGTCATCACCGATGTCCATGCCGAGGCCGTTACGGTCGACGCCGGCGGCCGGGTCAAGATCACCTTCAAGGTCACGGACGCTCAGGGGTGAAATAATGATTATTCGGGTATGGGGCTCGGTGGATGGCGTTGATGTCGTGTACCGGCCCCTGCCCGGTCGCGACGGCTATTGGTATTGCGATGTCGCGTGGCATCCCCAATTGTATCATGTGGAGATCTGGGCGGAGAACGATAAGGGAGCTCGCGGTCATCTGGCATGCGAGGTTGCCATTCGTTACAGCGACGACGTGCATACGCGTTGCCAGATCGTGTTGTATCCACTGGTCGCGAAATTGATCACGCCTCGATTCTCATGGAGTGAGGCCGGACGAGGTGAGTTCATCATGGAATCAGTCAGTTACCGATTCGGAGAAGCGAAGTCTGTTCGACTCGCGGTATGCGGTACCAATCGAGAAGCGTTCGAAGTCACCAATGCTCATTGGATGCTGAAGAACGGCGACGAAATCGAATCCGAAGGCGAATGTTCGTTGGAGGCACCTCGTTCCGATCGATGGATTCTGGATACCGGACCTATTCGACCGATGCGACCGGACAATTACTACGTTCTCGAATTCTCGTATGACGTGATCGACGATCATCTCATCCATGCCGTTGGATTGCGTACAGTTGGAGGTCAAAATGGCAAGTGATTCCATCCTGCTGAGCATCAAGAGCATGCTCGGCATCGATGCCGACATGAATGCCTTCGACTTCGAGATCATTCAACATGTCAATGCGGCCTTCACCACAATCCATCAGCTTGGCGTCGGTCCGATCGAGGGATTCTCGATCACGAACGAGAACGATGATTGGTCTGACTTCAGTTCCGATCCGAGATTAGTCAATCTCGCCAGGTCGTATATTTACAAGAAGGTCCGTCTGGCCTTCGATCCACCGACGAATTCGTTCCTCAACAACTCGATCGAGAATCAGATCAAGGAGGACGAGTTCCGTCTCAACATGTATGGGGAAGGAGCGTTCGATGGGTGATGAACAAGCCCTGGCGTTCGTCCAGAGCGATGCCGCCGACGATTTTCTCGAACACTACGGCATTAAAAACATGAAGTGGGGTATTCGAAGGTCCAGGAAGGAACTTCAGAAGGCCCGCGGCGTCAAGCCCTGGGAGAAGGCCGCCAAGAACGTCAAGCGATCGATCAAGGAACGCAAGGAAGTTCGTGATCACGAGAAGCGTCTGAACAAACCGGTGAGCAAGCTCAGTGCGAGGGAGATCCGACTCGAGACCAAGCGTGCCGAACAAGAGAACGAGCTGAAACGCGTTCGTTCTGGAGGGACACAACAGAATCAATCGAGCGGCAGGGTCCCGAACAAGCGTCCGTCGCAGATGACGACCGACGAGCTTCAGCAGATGGTCAATCGGTTGCGTCTGGAGCAGCAGTATGCCGAACTGACGGCGCAGCAACGTCAGAAGAAACAGAACGCCGCATTGAAGCTGCTAGCTGATATTGCCCGTCCGACTGCCGTGGATCTCGGCAAGAAGTATCTCAACCGAGCACTCGGCGTCAAGGTCAACAAGTTGCTCGACAAGCACGGCCACGGTGAGTACAAGATCGATCTCGACCTGGGCAAGAAGAAAGACGACCAGGGAAATAAAGACGATCAGGGCAAGAAGAAAGACAAGAAAGATAAGTGAGGTCATTCCATGGCCTTATCGAACACGGCTGTTCCCAAATACTACGGTATATTTCGTGATCAAGTGCTGAACGGGGAGATCGTGGTCTGCGAAACCATCTCGTTGGAGATGAATCGCATTGATGATCTTATCGAGAACCCCAACGTGTATTATGATCCGGCGCCCGTGGAGGGATACATCTCGTTCTGCGAACGAGAGCTGACGTTGACCGATGGTTCGCCCTTGCATCTGCTGGAGACCTTCAAACTTTGGGCCGAGCAGATCTACGGTTGGTATTATTTCGTCGAACGATCGGTCTATGTACCCAATCGCAATGGTGTTGGCGGTCATTACGTCAACAAACGTATTAAGAAGCGGTTGATCAACAAGCAATATTTGGTGGTCTCTCGTGGTAATGCCAAGTCATTATACGATACCACCGTTCAGGCTTACGAACAGGTGACCACACCTGATGCGGTCCATCTCATCACGGTTGCTCCGACGATGAAACAGGCTGAGGAGATCATGGGACCCTACCGTACGGCGATTCAGCGTCATCGAGGGCCCGTCTTCTCATTCCTCACGTTAGGTAAGGCTCCGGGAGCATCCGGTGGCAATGTTGATGCGCAAGCCAAGCTTGTTGCCACCAAGAAGGGCATTGAGAACGCAACCAATGGCAGTCTGCTGGAGGTCCGACCGATGTCCATCGACAAGCTTCAGGGTCTTCGACCGACAGTCGCCACCATCGACGAATGGTTGTCTGGCGATGTCCGTGAGGACGTGGTTTCAGCCATCGAGCAGGGCGCTTCGAAGAATGAGAACTGGCTCATCGTGGCCACCTCGTCCGAGGGTACCGTTCGAAACTCGGTGGGCGATACCATCAAGATGGAGCTCATGTCCATCCTCAAGGGCGAATACAACGATCCTCATACGTCGATCTGGTATTACCGTCAGGATGATATTCAGGAGGTCGGGAAACCGGAAACCTGGATGAAGTCCAATCCCAACATCGGGAGAACCGTCACCTACGATACCCTTCAGCGTGACGTCGAACGCGCCGAGAACGCTCCGGCTACCAGGAATGATATTCTGGCGAAGCGTTTCGGCATCCCGATGGAGGGTTACACCTACTTCTTCACCTACGAAGAGACTCTGCCTCATCGTCGTCGCGACTTCTGGGGCATGCCGTGTGCTTTGGGCGCTGATTTGTCATTGGGCGACGATTTCTGTTCGTTCACGTTCCTGTTCCCACTGGCCGACGAAACCTTCGGTGTGAAGAGTCGGAATTATATTTCCGAATACACCCTGACTCATCTGACCACCGCAGCTCGAACCAAGTACGAGCAGTTCATCGATGAAGGTTCGCTTCATGTGATGGAGGGCACCGTACTCGATATGGAGGAGATCTACGACGATCTCGATCGTTACATCATCGAATCCGAGTACGATGTTCGAGCGTTCGGCTACGATCCGTACAATGCCAAATCGTTTGTCGAACGGTGGTGCAAGGAGAATAGCGAATTCGGCGTCGTCAAGGTGATCCAGGGCGCTAAAACCGAATCCGTCCCTTTGGGCGAGATCAAGAAACTCGCGGAGGAGCGTAAGCTCATCTTCGATGAGGGATTGGTGTCGTTCACCATGGGCAATTGCATCGTGCTTGAGGACACCAACGGCAACCGTAAGTTGTACAAGGCCAAACGCGAGGATAAGATCGATGCTGTCTCGGCGATGATGGACGCTTTGGTGGCGTTCAAACAGAACCGCGATGCTTTTGAATAACAGGAGAACCTATGAACGAAGCACCTTTCGTCGGCATATTTGGTATCGACGATACCGATCAACCTCTCGAGGGCTATCAGAAGCGCTTGATCAAGGAGTATCGTCAGCTTACCAAGCGAATGAAGAAGCTCCGAACCGTATTGGTTCGCATCTCCGCAGCTAGGAGCATGGAGAAAGACGATTCCGAGTATCTTGATTTCGAACTTGATGTTCCGAGCGAGATGCTTATTGATCAGTATGACGCTATGGTGAAGTATCACGATATTCTCGAGATGCGCATGGTGATCATGGGCATCCCGATCCCGGAATGAGGTTGCAATGTACGTCATTTCCAGCGACTCGCCTTTGCTTGCCGATGACGAGACGTACCTCGAACATTATGGCGTCAAAGGTATGAAGTGGGGCGTTCGAAAAGCCGTACGAAAAGTTCGGAAGAACGAACGCTTGCGGCAAAAGGCCCAGAAGTACGATACCAAAGCCGATATGGATGAACATCTGCATCCGAAACGAAGGTTTGGCGATTCGAACGGAAAGCTCGGCGATGACATATTGGATTATGGTCAACAGCGCAAGGCCATAAAGATGCGTGAGAAAGCGAACGCCATCGAGCGAAAGAACAATCGAACTCGTGACGGTGAGACGATTGTGAAAGCCAATGCTCGTCGAGCGAAAGCCAACGTGGAAGCTAGTAAACTTCGATATAAATCAGCAAAAATCGAAGCGGACTTGAAAGTCATTAGCAAGTACCGAGTTAAGGCTGCTAAAGCTCGCATGTTCGTTGCTCAAAATGAAGAGTACATCGAGAATATGCGTCGAAAGAGCTTTGAATATAAGATGCGTAAAAATCGATTGCTTGGGCAACAATTTTTGCAAGAGATCGATGACGCTATCGCAAATCGCAAGATTCGTAATCGATGACACCATATCATATTTGTTTAAGGAGGTGCGAATGTGGCCAATCTCCCATCCCGGTTAGCCCGGGCATGGAATGTCTTCCGTAGACCGGCCGCTGAGTTTCGACCGACGCTCGGGCAATCATACGGACGCAATCCCGATCGTGCCTACCTGACACAGGGGAATGAGCGGTCCATCGTTTCATCGATCTACAACCGTATCGCCATCGATGTCTCGGCATTGAACATTGAGCACTGTCGGGT